TTTGAAACTTTAGATATAAAAGAAGAATTTTTAAAGAATATTCAAACTAAACAAGATTGGATTTGGACAAGACTTAAATGGTTGAAAGATACAAAATATTTAGATGAAACACAACTCTATTGGTATTATAATAAATACAATAACTACTTAAATAAAGATTTAATAAAACAAGAATATCCCTGTACCCCAGAAGAAGCATTTTTAAATTCGGGAAATTGTGTATTTGATGCAGAGTTATTAACATATAGAAAAGCAGAATTAGAAGAGCTTTACAAAACAAAGCCATATAAACAAGGGTTCTTTGAATATAGATGGCATAATGAAGAAGCTAAAGATTATATAATTAATTCTTCAATTAAATTCGTAGAAAATCCACTAGGAATGATAAAGATATATGAAAAGCCACATAATGAAGGATATTATGTTTTAGGTGGAGATACTGCTGGAGATGGAAGCGATTATAATACTGGAACAGTATTAGACAATACAACAGGCAAAAGAGTTGCAACAATAAGAACTCAAACAAATGCAGATACATATACATATCAAATGTATTGTTTAGGCGTTTACTATAATCAAGCATTAATAAGCGTAGAAATAAACTTTAATATATTTACAGTAATAGAATTGCAACGACTTAATTATCCACATCAATATATCAGAGAAGAATACGACAACATATCAAAGAAAATGCAACAAAAATTCGGATGGAAAACTGATAGAAATACAAGACCTATGATAATTGCAACAGAACAAGCAGCAATAAGAGATCATATAGAAAACTATGTAGATATAGAAATGATATTAGAGTGCTTAAGTTTTATATATGATGAAGATATGCGACCAGATGCAATGCAAGGAAAACATGACGATCTTTTATTTAGTGATATGATTGCTGAAGCTACAAGGTGGCAACAAAAAGTAGAAATTGAACCTCAAAAAAAACTAGAAGGTTATTTCACACAAACAGAGTTAGAAGATTTAGGATATAGAGATACACAAACGCCAATAAAAGTAAATGTAACAAAATCTGTTATGAAAAGGAGAAGATAGTATGAATGTTTTATTAATAATATATCTAGCAATTTTTGACGTAATAACAATAGCAAATATAATAACTATTTTTTATTTTGTTAGAAAGATAGAACGAAATGAAAAAGAACAAAAAAATGTTGTAAAAAAAGCAAGAAGACATCCTTCTGTAAAAACATCTAACTATAATAGCTCTTATAATACAAGAGGATATGATAGATATAAAAATAAAGATGGATTATATGAGCCACAAAAACCACACCAAGGAATTGAACTAAAAGCTAAGAAGGAGGAATAGTAAATGGAAGAAAACGAATACCAAAAAATGATTGAAGAAAAGACATTAAAGAAAAAAGCAATTATGAATGACTCTGAATTAGCAGAAGCGGAACAATTTCTTTTATGGTATAGAAGAGCAGACCAAGATAAAAAAAGAATTGGAGTAACGCAAAAGTGGGAAGATGTTGAAAAGTATTGGGAAGGAGATTTTGAATATGAAGACGATCAAGCAGCTCCAAATACAAACATAACTAATTCAAATGTAGAAGGAAAGACAGCATTACTTTGCGACCAAAATATAGCCGTACAAGTAAATCCAAGAGAACCAGGCGACAAGCCTTTTTGTGATATGGCAAGAACTATTGTAGATTTTATAAAAGAAAGAAATAAGATTTTTAGAAAAATAGAAGTACACGAAAGACGTAGAGATATGTTCGGTACAGGAATATTCAGAGTTCTATGGGATTTTGACAAACTAGATGGAAAAGGACTACCTGTTATAACTCCAATACATCCAAGCAGATTATTTGTTGATCCAGCTATAACAGATGTGTACGATATTCAAGAGGCACAATACATAATAGAAGCTAAAAACAAATCAATATATTCTGCAAGAATGGAATATGGAGAAGAAAAAGCAGATGCTATTATACCTAACTTAGATCCAATTGGAAATATATTAGAGAATATAGAAGAAGACCAATATGTACATTTAATGATATGGACTAAGTATAAAGAAAATGGAGAAAAGAAATTAAGACTTGTAGAAATGTCTGGAGATGGAGTAATCCTAAGAGATACAAAAAAAGCTCTACAAGAACATAATAAAAAGCAAGAACTTGAAGACGAAGAAGAAATGTTTTTAGGAAAAAGAAAAGATAAAAGAGAACCTTTAAAATTATTTCCTAATGACAAATATCCTTATTTCTTAACTCCAGATATGCACAGAGAAAATACTATATGGGGTAAAGGCTCAGCAGAATTAATGCTAGGAATATCAGACCAAATAGATGATTTAGACGATAACTTATTAAGAAATGCAAGACTAACAGGAAATCCAATGGGAATTGCATCAAATAGTTCTGGAATTGATGTTAGTAAGATAACAAATGAACCAGGACAGATTATTCCAACAAATGATATAGGAGGATTTAAGTGGCTAGAACCTCCATCAATACCACAATACATAATAAATAAAAGAACAGAGCTAATGAACAACGACAGACAAATTGTAGGAAGATTTACAGACCAACAGATTGGTAAATCTCAAACAGGAATAGACACAGCAACGGAAGCACTTGCATTGCAAAATAGTGGTAATGCAATGATAGACCATAAAAAAGGATTATTGCAAGAAACTCTATCAGAGTTATTTGAATATTGTTTGGAACTTGCTTTACAAAACTGGAATACAACAATGTTATTTAGAATAGTTGGAGATAAAGGAGAAGATACATTCTCAGAATTTAATCCTGATATTCTAAATAATGTTCCTGTAATGATTGAAGCAGATACGGATTATAGAGAAGCATATAGAAAAGAATGGCAAGAAAGAAACCCTGGCAAAGATGTTATGAAAGACTTAGATCCAAACGAATATAAATATATGCAAGTAGAAGATGATAAAGGAAATAAAGAAACAAGAAAAATACAATATGATTTAGAAATATCTGTAGGAGCAGGACTTCCAAATAATAAGGCTTATAGATATACAATTATAAGACAATCATTCCTAGACCATGCAATTACAACTAAGGAATATAGAGAATATTTAATTAAGCAACTAGGATTAGATGTGCAAGAATATCCAGAAACAATTCAAGAACAACAAGAAATAGGATTAATAGATGAAGAAAATCAAAGATTATTACAAAGTCAACAAATGAATGGAAATGTTGAAGGACTTACACCAAACGGAAGACCATCATTAAATTATATGAGAGGAGCAATGTAAAATGATAGATGTAAAAGAACTAAGAATATTAAATCAAAAAGATTGTAGATGTGGCTATCATGAATTTACTTTAGATGATGTAAAGAGTGTGGATTTACTAAAAGATTCACATGGTTTTTATGGAAATTTAGTAAAGCATTATTCAAAAGTAATATGTCCAGAATGTGGAAAAGAAACTATTGCACTTTTAAAACAAGTTGGACAAACTTGGGAGATTATGAATACAGCTATAAATGCTAATGAAATAGTGATAGAAAACTCACAAAATGCAAATATTGAAGAAGATGCGTCTTATACTGAACAAGATGCACTAGTGCAACTTACAGAAAATGCGACAGAACAAGCAGAAATCAAAAATAAAGAAGAAAATAATCAAAGTCAAGAATTTATATGTCCTGAGTGTAAAAAAGTCTGTAAAAACAAAGTAGGACTTACAGCACACATGAAGACACATCAAAAGTAGTTTATAAATTTTTAATTTATATATAGAGGAGTAAACCTGGCTAAAAATCAAAATTAATTAGAGGAAAAAACCTGGCTAAAAATTGAAAGGAGTACAACATGGATGAAAAACAAGAAGGAATCATATTAGAAACAATTGATTCAGAAGCAGAAGGAATTGTCTTGCCTAGTGTTGAAGGAGAAAAAGTAGAAATGGAAAAAGAAACAATACAGAACACAGATACAGAAACTAATACAACTCCAAATACTGAAATAGACGAAGAAAAGGAAAGTTTAAAAAGAGGAGTAAATGCTGAGCGTTCGAAAAGAAAAGCAGCAGAAAAGAAAGCTAGAGAACTTGAAGATAGAATAAAAGCATTAGAGGAAGCTAATAAAACTCCTGAAAAAACTACCTTAGATACTCTTATAGAAAGTGGAGTAGATGAAAGCATTGCAAAGTCTATTGCTGCAGCTATAGACAAAAAGCAATCTACTAATTCAGAATTAGAAAGAAAAATAGCAAATACTAATTTTGAAATTGCCATAACTAAAAAGAGTAAAGAACAAGGTTTTGAAGATATAGAGGAATATAGTGATGAAATCAAAGAGTTAGTTGATAAAGGACTTTCAATTGAACAAAGCTATTATGCCGTAACCTATAATTCTAAACCTAGAACAAACGACACTAAATCAGAAATAGAACGAAAGTATGAAGCTAAAATGCAAAATAATCAAGCTAGAAAAGAAATTCTAGGAAATTATAATAGCAATTCTGGAGCAAGTGCTACTTCTAAGACTAAAATTAATTTAAGTAAAGAAGAAAAAGCAATTGCTGCAATGTCAGGAATGACACCAGAAGAATATGCTGCAGTTCGTGATATGGATAGTGTTAAAGATTATAACAAATATAACGCTACAAAGAAAAAGTAAGCAGTTTATTACTCCTTATATTGCTACAAATAAAATATAAGGAAGGATGATAATTATGCCAACAACAGCAGCAATGATGACAAGAAATAATTTTGCGAATTTATTAACACCTATTCACAAAAAGATTTTCTTTGATTCTTATAATGAAGTACCAAGTGTGTACAAAAAAATATTTAAAGTTGAAAAAATGGATGCTAAATCTCAAACATATCCTCATTTAGGAGCATTGGGATTATGGGAACAAAATACAGAAGGAAGCAAATTCAACCATGATAAATTCGACCAAGGACCTGTTGCATCTTTTGAAGCAAAAAGATTCGACAAGGCTTATGAATTAACATGGGAACTTGTTCAAGATGATTTATATAATGTTATGAAAGGTCTAGGAAAAGGAGGATCTGCTAGAGGATTAGGAAGAGGATTAAGAGCTACAGAGGAAACAGAAACATCTAACGTACTAGCAAATGGTTTCTCAAATGTAGGTTATGATGGTAAAGCATTATTTGCAGAAGACCACCCATTAATCAATTCTAGTTCAACATGTTCTAACTTAATTACAGGAGCATTAACAGATGCTAATTTAAAAAATGCTATGACTTTAATGCGTCAACAAAAAGACGAAGCAGGAATAGTTATTCAAGCATCTGCTAAGAGATTAATAGTTGCTCCTGAGCAAGAATTTACTGCAAAAGCAATTGTAAATTCTATATTACAATCTGGAACAAACAACAACGACGTAAACACAATACCAAATCTTGAAGTAGTTGTATGGGATTTCTTAACAGGACCAGCATGGTTCATTCAAGATCCTACATTTGATAACTTACTATTCCTAAGAAGAGAAGAACCTATCTTTGATTCTGAAAGAATACAAGATCAAATGGATTATAGAATGTTTGGATATACACGTTTCGACGTTGGATATTGTGATTGGAGAGGACTTGTAGGATCTACAGGAACTAACTAAAATAAATAAACTATAAAAGGGGGCAATATGATTTTGTTCCCTTTTATTTAAAGAAAGGAGTGTTTTGAATGTCAAGACCAAGTGAATATTGGAGTGAAGAACTTGCACATTCTAGCGGTAAACCTGATGCAAATTTAGCAGCAAACGCATTGCAATTAGGTGGAATAGATGCAGAAGATTTTGCAACCAAAAAATATGTACAAGAGT